TGGATCAGCAACAGCAAAGGGTGGGATCGATTCGGTTGGAAATAGTTTTATAGGTCAATTGCCTGCATATTATACAGGGGCCACAAACTTTATTGTACAGGGTATTTCAGCAGCTGCCATGATTGGGGTAACTCACATGGACAATTCAATTAAAGGGGTATTTAGTACCTTAAATGGTGGGGTTACATTTGGATCATATACACCACATCCGGTAATATTTACAGCCGATGACATAGAAAGCGCCAGAATAGCAAGCGATGGAAAATGGTTATTTGGAACAAATGTAAACGATAATGTTAACATAGTACAAGTAAACGGATCAATTATTGCCACATCAATAAAGAAAACCGGTGGCATAGCAACAGAGTTTTTAAAAGCTGATGGATCGGTGGACAGTAATTTATATTATTTGGCAAGTAATCCAAGTAGCTTTATACCATTAACTGCAATTTCATCCACAGCATTTGGTTTAACATATACAAATACTACAGGGGTTATTAGTTTAACAGCAGGATTTGAGATCCCGACAACAACAGATACCACAAATTGGGATATTGCATATTTAAATAGGATCACAAGCGCTACAGGGCCATTGAGTATTACGACAAATGTAATATCAATTAGTCAGGCATCTGGATCCACAAATGGATTTTTAAGTAGCACAGATTGGACAACATTTAATAATAAATCCAATACAAATGGAACGGTTACAAGTGTAAGTGGCACAGGCACAGTTAGTGGTTTGACATTGACAGGCACAGTAACTACCACAGGATCATTAACTTTAGGTGGCACATTATCATTAACAAGCCTAAATGTTACAACAGCTTTAGGCTTTACACCTGTAACTAATGCCAGAACATTAACAATTAATGGAACTACCTATGATTTGACAGCTGATAGATCATGGACAATTGCAGCAGGAATATCCACATTAACTACAACAGGTACAAGTGGGCCGGCAACATTGGTAGGATCTACATTAAATGTACCTAATTATAGTGCCGGATCATCAGCTGTAAGAAATGTAAGCACATTCACTGCCACATCTGGACAGACTACATTTACGATTATCGGTGGATATACTGTTGGATTAATTGATGTATTTATAAATGGTGCAAGATTAAGCACAGCAGATTATACGGCCACAAATTCAAGCACAGTAGTTTTAGGAACCGGTGCAGTTTTAAATGATATTGTGGATGTCGTTAATTACACAGCTACGTTTACAGCAGGAATTTCCGGTACCGGTACTGCCAATTATATTACTAAATGGACAGGATCATCTACGATTAGCAATAGTATAATTTATGAAACAGGAAATTTAATAGGAATTGCAACAACTACAATTAGAAGCAATAGTGGTCAAGCTGCTTTTCAAATAACTGCAACTGATTACCCATTGTTTAGTATAAATGGTGCTAATACAGGGATAGGGTTAAATTTAGGTACAGGAAGTGCATCAGGATTTATTGGTACTTATACAAATCATGGTTTTGTTATACTTACTAATGATATAACAAGGCTTTCTATTACAACTACAGGTGCAGCAACTTTTACAAGTACAGTTACAGCAGGTTCAAGTTTAACAGGTACAAATACAATTTTTAGAACAAATGATGCTACAGGTTTTGGTGTAGGTATAGGGTATGTTTCTGGGAATTATGGATATATAACTAGTCAAAGTGCAAGTTCACCAATTGTATTAGCTATTGATGGTGTAGAAAAAATCCGTTTAACAGCTACAGGTTTATTAGGGGTTGGAACAAGTGGACCTGTTGCAGCTTTAACTGTTGTTGGTGCATCAACTGTAATCGGACAAACAAATGTAGCAGCAAGATTTTCTGATGATAATAATTCAACATTATTAATATCACATCCATCAGGTAGCAATACAGCTACAATTACAGGTAATAATCAATTAGCTTTTGCTACCGGAACATCTGGAAGTATTGCAGAAAGAATGCGCATAACAGCTGATGGAAAAATTTTAATAGGAACTACATCTAACAATGGATATCCTTTGCAAATAAATGGAATAATATCGGTTGTATGTACTTATGGTTTAAGTAAAATAAATACAGGTGCATTTTTACCTACATTTATAAACGGAAATTTATATTATTTACCCATTTATGCTTAAAATTAAATTATGATATATCAAGAAAGAGCAAATGAATTAATTAAAAAATTTAATGATATATATCCAAATATAGATTGGACAGATATTGCTATAAAAAATATAAATGATTTATTATTATCATCTAATGATAGTAATTATATAGAATATTGGAATAATATTAAAACTATTATTATTAATAGAAATAAATAATTTAAAATTAAAGACTTTATTAAAAGCTAAATAAGATGTCAAAAAATACCGATTTAGGATCATTAATAAATTACATAAAAGGTCAGGTAACAGGCAGATTAAATGCACCTGCGTACACATCAGCTACGGCATTTACAGGAACTATTGCAGGTTATTTAGGATTTGATACAAGTGGGAATATATTAACATCAACTGCAGGATTTACCGGATCAGGTACAACAAATTATGTTACAAAATTTACAGGATCCACATCTTTAGGCAATAGTTTAATTTATGATAATGGAACTAATGTTGGAATAGGAACAACTGCGCCAACAACAATAGCAGGGTTTACAGCTTTAACAATTGATAATTATAGTAGTGGAAGTTTTATAGATTTAAATAATAGTGGATCAATGAATTTTAGATTTTTATCTTTAAGTTCAATAGATCAAAGAATTTTAGCAAATAGTAATTTAGCTGTATTTACTGCAGGTATAAATAGATTTAATATTTCAAGTATAGGAAATATTGGTGTTGGTAATGTTAATAATACATATAAATTAGATGTTACCGGTGATGTAAATATATCAGGAACATATAGAGTAAATGGAACTGCAATAGGTGGTGTTACAGGATCCGGATCAACTAACTTTATGCCATTATGGACATCCACAACAGGATTAGGAAATAGTATTATTTATAATTCTGGAGGTAATTTGGGTATTAATTCAACATCAAATGGTTATACTTTAAATGTTATTAGATCAGCATCAACACAATTTAATACATCATTTAAAGGGGGTGGTTCATTAATAAATATTATGAGTAGATTTATGCAAGATGAAAGTACAAAAAGAGGAATAGCCATTGGATATGCTTATGATTTTGAATTAATATCCGGAATATGGGCCACACAGGATACAGGAACTTTAATGCTTGGAGTTTTGGTGGGAAGTAATTATAAATCAAAAATTAGTATTAATACTACAACAATTGCTTTAGATATACCATCATCATCAGCAGGATTAGGTAGTGGACAATTATATAATGATGGTGGATATGTTAGAATAGTTTAAATTTTACGATAATATTTTATTTACCTTTGCAATAAATCAAATCAATAAATACAATGAAAAAAAGTTATGCAGAATTATTCATTTTGGTGCATTTTTTAAATAATAATGCAAAAGATGGAAAGACAAAAGGACAAAAAAAGTTAGTCCTAATTGCTAAAAAAGTACAAGTCCATTTGGATGAATACAATGAAAAGGCAGAGGAACTACGGTTAGATGCAGCATCAGTTGACAAAGATGGAAACCTAATACTAAATGAAAAGGGCAGTTATTCATTTTCAAAGGATGGATTAAAAAAATTAAACCAACAAAGTAAGGATCTAAATTTATCAAGTTTTGATTTTGATCCAATTGTTATTAATAATCCAGAGGGATTAGATATTTATCCATTTTTAAATGGATGGGTTACAGGGGTAAAATTTAAAGATATAGAAACAATTGATGATGTCGAACTTTAGAGCAATTAAAACCACAGATTTATCCTATGAATGGGTGATCAGCCAGATGCAATGTTTTCCATCTTATGAAGGTGAAACAGATTTTGTAGTCTATGTACATTGGCGCAGAAATGCAACATTTGAAGGATTTGTGGCTGATGTTTACGGATGCCAGACATATTCACAAATGGAAGGAAGTACCTACATACCTTATGCAGATCTAACATACGACATTGTTTGTGGATGGTTAGAAGAATCATTGGATGTGCCGGCATTAGACATTAATTTAGCCAAGCAAATAGAGGATTTGATAAATCCACCAATCATTACATTGCCATTGCCATGGGAACCGGTACCACCGGTGCCACCAATAGAAGAAAATGCCACTATATAATGGATCTAATGTAATTGTATACAATGGGGATATAGCTTTAGGGCATAGCACCAATGCAGTATTATCAATGAATTTAGATCTACCAAGCACCACAAATAAAAATAGTGGTGGATGGGCCGAATGTATAGCAGGTAAACGATCTGTTACAATGAAGGTAGAAGGGTTAGTGGATTACAGCGATCAGATGAATTATGATCAATTTGTCAATTTGCTGATCACTAAAAAATACACTAAATGGGTATTCCAAACAGCCGGAATGTTTTATTTTGGTGGAGGCTATGTAACAGCTGTAGAAGAAATTGCAGAAACAGAAACAGTGGTCAGATATTCACTTGATATTGTGATTGATGGTCGTGTTTATTGGGAGCCGAGATTGCCATGGAATTTGGTTTTTACGAATTGGGAAAATATAAATATCAATTGGGAAAATGTGTAAGATATTTTTCTATTTTTACACAAAAAAAGAGGAATAAAATTTAACAAATAATATGGCAACAGCAGGAGTATTTAACGGCACCAATCTTGTTTTAAAGGTTGAAGGCACAGTGGTAGGACACACCACATCATGTACATTATCAGTTAATTTGGATGTGGCTGATGCTACAACAAAAGATTCAGCCGGTTGGTCTGAAGGAATTGCAG